TTGCATCAACATAAGCATTCTATCTTCTATGTGTGGTGGAGGGTCGCATGGTTCATCATCAACATCATACTGAATTGCTAGTGTCCAATACTTCTTGCTCATTCCTCTTCACCATCTTGTACTTTCGGAAACGGTAGGCATAACCACTCTTCCATTTGAGAAATAGTAGAGGTCAGCCCTATTTTCCAATCTTTATGCGACCTAAATTCATTAAGATACCAATCAGGATTGGTTCTTTCCATTTCTTCAAGAATTTTTAGATATGTTATAACGTTTCTCAGTGTTTCTCTATTCATTCTTCTTCACCATCCAATACATCTTCTGCTGCCTTAACCCACTCAGGTTTCTCGACAGGCTCTTGTTGGTATATTCCATAGTGGACTTTCTTTGCAATCTCAGTATTACAATCATAGGAGATGAATTGGTTATCCCCAAGAACTGTTGCGCTCTCCATCATTCCCTTCCATGAATGAATGGTCTTCCAATCAGTACCACTGAAAAATGCTCTACCGAATGGATGTGTGTGTATCCAACATTTCAATGGTATCTTCATACCACCTAGTTGTTCCTCTTGGTCTTTGAAACTCACAAAGCCAAATGTTCCCACACTCATATACAAGTCATCTTTTGCATCTACTATCACCTGAACTTCTCTAGGTGAGTCAAACGCTTCTAGTGACTTATTCCAAATCACTGTAAAGAATGCCTCAGTCTGAGGGTCAGGAAATGGATACTTGAACTCTATTGCATTGAATACAGTTCTGATATCCTCTTGCCAATTCTCATCCTTTATTTCTAGTCCTTCTATTCCTTTATTTTCATATTCTGTTTCATCTGTTTTCATTTATATTCCTCCCATTTGTTGTACTCTCAAATCTTGAGCATTTTCAAATTCATGATATGCTCGGTGTCCTGCTATGAAGCCACCAGCATGTCTCTTTGTTCCTAAGAACTCTTCACCACAAGCAGGACATGAGACTTTCACTATCTGTGCTTGTCTGTAATACCCATCTGTTGCAATGACTGTGATGTACTTCCCAATATCCTCTTCTGATAAATCCTCTATATCAGAATCATCTTCTGCTTTCACTTTCTTCTTTTCTTCTTCGCTCATACTTTCACCTTCATGTAGTGTCGAAGTGATTTGATTGGTCTCGGTGGAGACAATCGAGGCTCTTCGACTACAACCTCTTTCTTGTTAGTTTCTTCCCATGTCTTTTCCCATTTCTCAGTTAAACTGACTTTTGGTTGTGTAGGCTTCTTTACTCTGAGAACGTTTCTTCTGTATTGTTCCTTCCACATCACTTGGATGCAGTCATCACAAAGCCTACCGTCTTTTGCTGCTTTCTCACTAGGCTCTTTGTAGGCAGCACCACAGAGGGTCTTGTCTAAGATTCGGAAGTGAATCATTCTTCTTTCCCCCTGTATGCAGGATGTTTCTTAGGCAATCTGTGTAGCCTCTTCTCTATCTTGTTGTTAATCATAGATGCAACTTCATTGACACCATCCTCCCAACGCTTTTCCAGTTGAGAGTAATACTTGTCGCCTTTATGTTGAAGCACCATCTTCTCCTCTAAATCAGACAAGTCAATCTTATCCATGAGGTGTTTGAATACCTCATACTCGACATGTACCTTTGAACTCGCTCTCATCTCATCACCACCCATCTACAACAGTCATCTGTCTTTATTCTCAATTCTGTTATCTCTTGTCCACAATTATCACATTTCATAGATGTTCACCTCTCAACCTTGCAGGTAATACTCTTGTGTAGTTGCATTCATCACAGCAAACTCCACCTTTGGACAATACATGCCCAATGCCTTCACTTCCGACTCCTTCAAATGTCCTGTTACATAATTCACAAGTGTATTTTCTTTTCATTCTTCACTCCCCTACATTTTATGCATGATAAATTCTGTTTACATCTACCACATATCACAGTTGCTTGCTCTAAGGGAAGAGAAGCACCTGCGCTGTTCACTGTTCCTACATAAGTCTCTAATGGAAAGGAACATTCACATTTACTGCAATCGCAACTCATACATTCAACACCATCTTGTCAATAACGTCATCCTTGTTATTGAACCAACGTTGAATCCACTGTGCTGCCACTCCTGCGATTGCGATATTCATACAATTGATATCTTTCGCACTTCCATCCCAATCTGTTGCTTGGCAGGAGAAAGAACCCTCTTGTCCAGCGAGAAAAGCATCCATTAGATTAGGGTCAATCTTGTATGATATCAATGCAGCATTACGACCTTGCGCTCTCAAGTCTAACCACTTGAGTTTAGCATCGTCACCAAAACCCTGTTGATACAACAAACGCCTAACAGCAAGATTATCTGCACAGCATACAACTAGATGATAGCCAGTCAACTGCTTCGCAGTCAGTACCTTGTAAGGCTCATCATTCACTTTTCCACGAAAGGATGTGTCATATATTCTCTCAGCCATTGTAGTTGCTTTGTTCTCTCCAATATCAGAGACATTGAAGTTTTGATATCCGATGTTCTTACGTTCAACGCCATCATCATCCCACAATGTTATTCTATACCCTAGTCTTTGAAGGAACTCTGTTAGAAAACTGCCAATTCCTCCTGCTCCAATTATCATTATTCTTCTATTCATCATTTTTATCACCTATATCTATTACCCTGTTGTCTATTTCTTGTTGTTGATAATGATGCCAAGCCTCAATTATCTCATGTGTTATTCCATCCATTGTCGCTCCAACAACGGAGATTGCGTCTTCTAGCACAGTCCTTCTGACAACATTCTTCAACTGTGGTAGATTCTCATACTCTTCAATGAACTTACTGAAATGGTATTGCATTTTCTTTAGTGTTTCAATCAAATCTTCCATCTTAATACGCTCCACTTGTTAAGTCTGATATTGATAGACTGTATATGTCCTCTTTACTAAGAGAAAGGATGTTCTGTATCTCTCGTACTTGTTCTCTTAGTCCCATCTCTGATGTTGTTCTATCAGATGCGATAACTAATTCAGCCTGAGTGATTGAATACTTCCGTTGCATTCTTCCTGTTAACCAAAGAACGGCAACTATTTTGTTTGGAGAGAATCGCATTTGATGCTTCTCAAATAATATATTGAAGAAGCCTATCATTCTCAAGGCATCCATTCTATAACCAGTAGGTTCATCCTCTAATTTATCGATGATACCTATTGCTATTCTTGAAGCATCATGCGAGGAAAACACATGTGCTTTCCTGAAATGCTTTGCAATTCTTTTTGCCCATCTAGAGATGTATTTTCTCTCAACTCTAGAGTGTTTGCTATGTGTTCTAATGTTGACAGAGATATTACTCTCCTTCAATATGAAGAAGGTGAGGGATGCTGCCCTTTGTTCTACTGTGCAACCTCTCAGTGCATGGTCAGCGTTAAGAGATTTCAGATATTCCTCAACTTTATTTTTGATTGTGTAGTTAACGGAATAGTTCGATAGAATCATCTTCGACAACACTATTGTTCTCCTATCTACATCAGAGAGCGTAGATGCTCTACCATGTTCTCTTCTCATTCTAAACATTTGATTGCTAGGAAGGTTGGATTTAGTTTCCATAATGTAAGAACCTAATTTTGATGTTGGTTCATGTGTTCTCTCCCCATCTCT